TTCTGAATCAAATGTATCCATGAAATACTCCACATTCAAGGCGGATGATATTAATGGATATCTTCCACTATTATTTCCATCTGTCGTAGAACGATGTTTCATAGATAATGGTTTTAAAATATCCCCCAACTTCACCATCTCAAACCCATCCATCTCCACCACCTCCTGTGGCAAATACTGCTTGTAGTTCAGCGAGTAATTCTTCTTTCTCAACTCTTCCAACGTTGCTTCTACCAAGGGTGATTCGTCCAGACCGATGAACCGGATGGTATCCGTCGGACCCACGCCTTTCTGGAAGACAAGCATCGACGTCTTCGTGGCTGTATTGATGAAGGACCCCGAGGCGATATCGACCACGTAGTGGATCTTGTATTCTTCGGCGAGTTTCTGACGGAGTTCTACTGCCTTTGCCGATGCGCCAAAGAAGAATCCCTGTGGAAGAACAATACAACCGACACCCTCTGGGGCCAGTGTCGCCATGGCCAGTTGGACGCCTGCCGAGACCTTGTCGTGGTCTTCCACCCCGATGGACTGGATATCCTGATTCACGAGGAAGCGCTTCTCCTTGCCCTTACCTGACGAGTAGGCGAACTTGTAGGCCTTGCCCTTGGACTTGTCACCGCCATAGGGGGGGTTCATGAAGGAGTAGTCGAGGGCAAGGGTGGGATGGATAGCCGATGTACCCATCGTGATATTCTGTTGGAAGGAATTGCCTGTCCGAATGGTTTCTTTGGTTCCATTGAAGGGACAACCTGTCAAAATGAGGAGATTGAGGAGGGTGGTGGTCACACTACTCATGTTCATGTCCTGACAATAGATGGAGGCTGAGTCTTTCGTCCAGTCTACATCTTCCAGATTCTCCTTCACGCCTCGGACATATTCCGCAGGAAATCCACCCGTACCGCAGAACCAGTCCCCAAAGGTACAGAGGGTGCCATCCTGGCGACGGAGGGCCTGTCGGATTTGGTAGGCAAGTTGGAAGGCCAACCTACAAATCTGGCGATTGGTATAGTACTGGCCTTCATCCGCCATCGTGCTCATTCCACGACTCAGCATATACTCGAAGATGTCACCTAGTGTATCTGTACCCTGTAGCGTCTCCAGCGGAATGCGGTCAATCTCATGGATAATATCCCATATCACCTCTACTGATTTGATTTCGTGTTGCTTGAAGAACGGGCGTGTCATAGGGTTGTCATTGAAGTGAACTGTTCCCTCGTCGAGAGCACTGTAGAGGTCTTGCGCACTCTTCAGTTCTGCAATGTAGGACCAATGACAGACTTCGGGAAGTTGGAGTTTATCCACTTGGGGCTCAATCATGCGGTAGGCAAAGAAGAAGGTCATATGCTCCAGGGCTCGTTCAGGGCTGAGTCCCGCACGATTCCACAACAAGTTATGGAGATTCTCGAAGAAAGCCGGCAGATTCTCCTTCGTCACCTCGGTCTTCGTCGTCAGTCGCATCTCCTTCACCTCTTCCTTCAACTCTTTGTTTTCCTCCAGAATGGGCGCAATCGCCGTCGTCTTGGCGCAGTCATTCTTCTTCTTCATATGGTCATCGTAGTGGCACTTCTTCTGGAAGATACGGGCACATTTCTCGCAGGTGTAGGTCTTCGGCATTGTTTTGGGTCGCTTGGGGGTCGCTTTGGGTCGCTGGTGGAGTAGTAGTCTCTAACCTTTAGATGCCGATTTTCGGTGCTTCAATTTTATGCCGGTATTCGGCATTTATCAAATGACAAAATCATTCTATCGGAGGTCACAGAGGGGCTGTGATGGAAATTACATCGGTACCTTAAACGGAAGTGATTTAGTGCCGGCGCTTGACATATGTACCGGTTGAGGCAGTGGTACCGGTAAATGGCTGATGTCATTCAGATAATACTGATAGGCCTCAATCTCAGAGAGAATACGGGGGGCAGACCATTTGATGACCATTTCATTCAGCTCTTGTACCTGTCCTTCCACGTTAAAGGGCACGTTCTTCGCGTATTGGAGGTACATACTGCGCATAACGACTTTCAATTCATCCACGTCTTGTGCGTCAATCACGTACTTTTTGGGACCACTTGCGTCAAACACGCTCTTACGGATGGCCTGTTGAATCCGCTGGACATTCTTGCGAGTAAAAAAAGAATCCGCTACGGGGTTGTGCTCGTGGTTTCCTCGGAGCATGTCGCCGGCGAAGTTCTCCTCCGTCTGGGTGGGGTAGAGGAAGCCGGCGGCATCCGGTACGGCGGGGCCGGTGGCCGAGGGGGTGGGGAGGAGACTGACGCGTCCGTTTTGGCCCCCTGGGGCGGGGGCGGTATACGGGAACTCAAAATCGGGAAGGGGGGCACCGGTAGGGGATGACATTCTCTATCTGCCCTCTGTAATTTTTTTCTAAGTTCCGAATATAGAAATGTCATCTGTCACTCGTTTCATTCGCCAGATTCCATCCTCTGCCTCTCACCTGAACGCCGCTGCCCTGGTCGCCGGCGCTGCCTCCCTGGCCTTTGAGCTGGTCCCGTCCTCGGGCAACATTGTGGGCAACTACCCACCGGGCTACGTCCAGAACTCGGCTGCTCTGGCGGCTGCCATTACTGCGGCCAACGCTGCGGCCTCGGGTGCCGTTCTGCTGCGTGACATGGGCAAGACCATCCTGGCCCCCGTTGGCAGCCTGTCAGGTGCCCAGCAGTACTACCGTCAGGTTCAGCTGATTGCCCCCGCCGCCCTGTCATCGGGCTTCGTTGGCAACTTCGGCGTCCTGGGTGCTGCGGCCAACCCGTCTGCCAACGTGGACTACCTGTCGTTCTACATCCCCGTCTCGGTCGCTGGCGTCGGTGTGGCGGTCAATGCCTACCCAGTCGCTGCGGGCCAGATGTAAATCGGTCTCGTGTGGTGCTCTTTTGTATGCCTCTTACGCCTTCTGTTTCTTGTATGTAGGTCGTTTCTTCGCTTTTTATGAGTGTTCTTACACATTCATTTAAAACGAATTGGATAATAGGAATGAATATCTACCTGATTCTCTATGGTCTTGTGGCACTCGCTGCCCTTGCGGCAGGTTACATGAAACTGAAGAACATGGGGATGTCGCTAGGGTCCGGTCTCTTTGTACTGGGTGGTGCGTTACTGCTGATTTCGTATGGCCTCCGATGGTTTGGTGCGGAGAACTCTATCCTGGCTCAGCGTACGGTGGAATGGCCTCCTGTCATTAATACCTGCCCTGATTACCTGACCCATTACACCCGTACCAAGAACGGTCAGAAAGAGGAGGCGTGTGTGGATACGGTGGGCGTCTCACGAAATGGTATCCTTGCCCGATTTCCCTCTTCGGGTCCAGCGCCTGACGAGGAGAAGTACTTCTTTTCCCTGACCACGACCAGCAAGGATGAGGCCGCACGACGAAAGGAATTGTGCGACCGTGCCATCCTGAATGGTCTGACGTGGGAAGGCATTACCAATGGAGAGAGCTGTATTCTCCCTGATGCCTCACAAGACGGCAAGGCTTCCGGTTCGAAGAAGTGCGCATGAATGCGCACCCGTCCGTCGCTGTCGCTCCTTGAAGTGCTCGTGAGCATAGACTCACTTCGCACCCGTCCGTCGCTGTCGCTCCTCGTGCGTTTAAACCTCCGATTTATCTTCTCCGACACCAGTGGAGCATTTGGGCGTTCATCGTCTAGTGGTCAGGATGGCTGCCTTCCAAGCAGTCGACATGGGTTCGAATCCCGTTGAACGCATCGCTCCCTCGTGATTTTATTTGAAAGCATTCCGTGGATTCTTTCCAATAAAATACTACCTTTTCAGTCATCTGTGTCCTCAAAGGCAGGTTAATCGCATCGCCCGTCTGAAAACCCTTTAAACCCTCTAGAGTATGTTATCCTGCCTGTCAGGCTCTACTGTATCTTTAAAAGGCAGGTAAGAGGCATAACAAGGGAGGGGGTGTAGGGGGACGCTTGCGTCTCCCTAGGGAGGTTAAAGCCCATCGAGGTGGCAGATTCAAAGATGGTTCGTTCCAGTTTGCCTGAAAAGGATACCGCCTGTCTCCATCCTGCCATGGAAGAAGCGATGCTTCAATGGCTTCGCACACGCTCTCATCCTGCCTTTTTATTGATTGGTCCGCCTGGTGTGGGGAAGACGACGATGGTCTATCGAGTCTGTAAGCAGGCACACTACTGGACACAGGAATTTAATGCGAGTCATACCCGAACGGGCTCGAGTTTTCGTCAGACCATCCTGCCCCTGCTGACCGAATCCGGTGTCAGTAAATGGGTTCATCCCAGCACACCCAACGGTCGTGCCATCCTGCTGGACGAGATGGATGGTCTGTCTCAGGGTGAGAAAGGGGGTCTCCAGGAACTCTTGGACTATCTTAAATCCAAACGCAACTTTTCCGCCGATTGTCCGCTCATTCTCATTTGTAATGTACTGGAGGGACGTATCATGCAACAGCTCCTGAAATACTGTTGTGTTCATTATGTTCGTATGCCCGCACGGGAACGTCTGGCGGATTACTTTCAAGTAGAGATTCCCGATACGCTCTATCAATTGGGAGACATCCGAAAAGTATCTCAACGCCTACAGTATCATGTGGGGGTGGAGGATGCCACGGCCCCTGTGGGGGATGAAAAAGAGGATACACCCGATAAAAACCTACACATTGCCATTCGTGCCGCATGGTTTACCCTCTTTGAAAACTGGGGTGTGAATGATGAGTTGGATTTGGAGACGAAGGATGCCAATTTGGCCGGTTTGTTGTTTCACCAAAACCTGCCTCTTTTCCTCGAGAAAGCGCCCTTTGAGGTCTATGAACAATTGATGGAAAACATGCGATGGAGTGACCGTGCCGACTTCTGGGCGTTCTTCCATCAATGTTGGAATCTTCTTCCCCTCTCCTACCGTCTGAAACTCAAGTACCCCAATCTCTATCTCCAGAACTACCCGAAACCCTCCGTCATTCCCGAAGCCAGTGGATTACAATATACCATGGTACTCACCAAGCAATCGGCGTTGTTCAATGCGTGGAAAGAAATGAATCGGGTGGCTAATGAACAGCATGTCCCCTTCCGATGCGTCACCCAATGGGCCACCTATCAGAGTGGTAAAGTACATGATACCCTCGGACTCACACTTGAATCTCCGAATGAAGCTGAACGACCTTCAGTGTCTGCGTTCTCCCTACTCTCTGGGCCGACTGAATCAACACCCGCCGCCTCTCGTAAGAAAGTTGGTCGTGGTAAAAAATAAGATGCGTGGTGAAGGGGAACGACAGACCACGTAGAAGGTCCACATTGGACACGAAGAGGATTTGTGTCGTTCCCTGTTTGAAGTGCTTTACCGCTTTTAACAAGGAAAACAGATTGTTCTCTACTCGCTCGGCCTTTCGTCCCATGCGGTCAATTTCCTCAAAGAGCTGGTAATAGATGTTATCAAAGGCAGAATAAATGATGAAACGGCCGGCAGGATGATTCCGAATCCATTCGAGGCAGGTGTCCGACTTGCTCTTCATCCGTGTAGGGGGACTCTCTTGATGCTGGGTGAGGCAGGTGAGACGAGGGGGTGTCATCTGTTCCCGACACGTGGGACAACGTCCATTCATCAGGATACTACGCAGGATACACTTTCCACAGTACAGATGAAAGCAACAATCCACCATGGTCGGATGCTCACAATGTTCCAGGCAAATCACACACTCGTTGTCGGATACCATTCGCTGAATCAACGGCTGTTTGGAGAGGGGATGACGATGCGTATACTGCGGCGCAGGCTGAAAGGTGACACCGAGAGATTCAAATAAGGTCGGAACGTGCGAGGACGTGATACTCGGCTCCAAATGGCGAGAAACATAGTATGCCATCAAGGAATGAAAGGTAATGTTCGGACGACAACGGACGCGCTCCCATTCCACCACAGGAAGCGCCAATGCGGTCTGAATGGCTTCCTCCGTATTTCGTAACAGCAGTTGATGGCGATTCGGGTGATAGTAGGGGAGATAGTCTTTTAAGAATCCAGACGAGACCATGGACCCATCATAATGAGATGCCGCAGAGTCCGTGAGCCATTGTTCCAGTTCCGGATGAAGTGCTAACTGCCCTTTGACACGCAAGAGTGTGGCCGGATGAAAGGAGGGATTTTTAAACAGCAGAGGAATCCATTGATGGGTGACCAACCAGAGAAACTGAAAATGGAGAGGAGGGTCCGAGGAGTTCATGTAGATGGAGGTGGCTTCATCCAACACGATGTGATTCCACTGAATACGATGGGCGGTGGCATACTCCTGTACGTATTTATAACACTTGTTGGTCGTCAAGACAAAGGCAGAACGGGTCATCTCGTGGGCGAGTTCCTCCCCTCGTAGCATTCGGCGGGTCTCAATCGGGAGATACGACAAGGTGGTATGTTTTCGGATTTCCTGCCTCCACTCATGAAAGAGACTGTGGGGAACGATAATCAGGTTCGCAGAGGTCTGTTCGGAAAAGGGATGAATGTCATGGGAATAGAAGAAGCGTGAGGAATGAGGCGTCAATTCACAGGTAAATCGTGGAGCCGGTGAGGGGGGAAGGGTGGCCAAATAGGCGAGGACGGTCAAGGTCTTTCCTGAACCCGCCGCATCCCCCACAATCCCGATTTTCCCATTGATGGCCTGATTTCCTACGAGAAATCCACGTGTCATTTTCTCCTGATACGCATGCATGGCGTGTACCATACGCACTTGATGGTCATACAATGGAGTGGTAATCTTCTCGATGGCAGGCACGGGAGGAAGGGTAGAAGAAAGAAGGGAAGGAGGCAGGGATTGATAATAGGCTTGATTCAGCACGGCTAACTTTTCATAATAAAAGGATTCGGACATGCTGCCGCTTTATTAGTACTAACGACTATATCTTTTTAGATGATGCGTAGACCGATTTTATGCCGTTCTTTCCGCTTCTAGGCGTCTCGGAGGGACCCTTTACGGTAGTTGAAGATAGAACTGACGTAGACCTCGGGGTTTGACCCAATCTGCCAGTGTGTCCCGTGTTTCTCGCAACATCTTGGGATAATTTTTGTATTCCGCACGCATCTTGAATTTATCCACGGTGTTGTCGCTGTGACAAATCACCAAGATGGTCTTCCGTGGGTCCAATTGAATCATCGGATGAGCATATTCTTCTAAGAAGGACACCTCTTCTCCGTGTGTCACATACTCGTTATAGCGATGGGTGTCCGAGTACGATTTCCGCCATGCCATCGTTCCATTCGTAGCGTGATTCGGATGATAGGGACCTACGACCATCACCTTCTTGGTATCATGGTAGTATAAGAACATTTCCGACGAGCCTGCGAGGGATGTGCGGGGATATTTCGTAAACGCTTGTACCACGGTTTCTACGCGCTCGGGTGGATAGTAATCGTCATCGTCCATGGCGATAATGATCTGACCCCTTGCCTCATCGTTCAACCGATTCCGTTTGGCCCCAATGCGGAGTTTTTCCTCGGAGCGAAGATATCGGAGATTTGGAATCGTGGCGGCGGCGGCTTCAAAGAGGTCGGCTACAGAGTCTTGGCCATCGTCCAGAATAATCCATTCCATTTTATGCGCTGGATACGTCTGGTGCTGGTAGAGGGCGATAAGGGTGGGAATAAAACGCCTGCGATTGTACGTCGGAGTCACCACCGAAACCACAATGCTTGCCTTTTCCGCCATGTCTGCCTTGTCTGCCCTGGAGTGCCTTTAAGTGCGAGCGGCCATCGTAGAAGCAATCGTCGGTGGAAGGGGAGGAGAGCCATTCGCTTCCTTGGGTTCCGGCTCCTCCTCATCGTCCGAATCAGGGAGTTCTACAAAGTCATGAAGCGTCTTCATTTGCGTCGTAATCTTCTCCAGCCGAGCCTGAAAGGGTTCCTTGTTCTTAATCTTCTCCAGGTAGGGAAAGGCCTGACGAAGGTCTTCGTCGTACATCTCCATTCGTTTGGCGAGTTCTTCCCCATCCTTTTGAGAGAATTGTCCGCCATATTGGAAGGGTTTCATGAAAAAGTTCTTGATGCGCCCCTCCGACTCATTGGTGGTCAATGGCAGGAACGCAAACAGGGAGGTCATAATGATTTCTTTCGGCATTCCTTCCTGCCACATCAACTCATTGATGTAATAGTCATAACCCTTTTTACAGAGAAAGTAAAAGCCGAGAAGGAAAATAACAGGCTTAATCACCATACAGACAAAGAGGGTAAACAGAAAGAATCCCAAACGAATCGGGGCAGGATAGACAATCATCTCGTTGGCAATGAGGGATGCCATAAGCAAGGTCAAGACAGGATAAAAGGCAGAACGGATGGCTTCCTTGGTGTAGTAGAACATCTTTTGAACAATACGTACGACCGCCGAATCCGACTCGGGTGGAGGCGCTTGAAAGGTCTCCTTCTGCGTGTCTTGCGACTCCTGCTTTTCCTGCTTCTCCTTCTCATGCTTCTCCTGCTTCTCCTTCTCCTTCTTTTCCTGCTTTTCTTTGTCCTGCTTCTCCGCAAACTCCTTTGCCTCGGGGTCATCCACCGCAGAGTGGATTTGATACGCCACCTTGTTCTTCAACTTTGTTAAAAAAGAGTCAGACATCCTATGACCTCACTCTATTTTATTGCCTGGAAAGCCGGCACATTACAGCGCATATTTTAATCCACCCATACCTGAAGCAATCGTCACCCAATTCAAACTCTCTACATAAATCGTAATGTCGTATTGATACAGCGACGTGGGAGGCAAGGGGAACACATTCAAATCCAATTGAAAGTTTTTGATGCGGCTACTATTGATGCTTCCTGTCGGCTGGGTATTGGGAGACGCAAGAGAAAAGGGATAGACAATCCAGTCCGCCTGCGGATTTCCCCGTAGATACTTCCACGGAACCACCTCCGTAAAATACTCTACTGGCTTCTCCTCTTGAAGGGGATTACCGTCGCCCAGAATCGTAAGAGACCGCAGAATGGAACGCTGACCGTTCAGCACCAAACGACCCGAAGAAGACGCCGTCTGGACGTAAGGTGCCCATCCCCCTTGGGTCGGCAGGTAGGGGGGCTTGGCAGGATTGACCCAATTGGTTAAATTCGTGAGCTCATTACGATAGACGATGGAATCGGAGCGTCTCGGCGCAATCAGAAGACGCTCAATCGGATTATGCGTATCCAGTTGCGTGAATTGACGAGCCATCACGGAGGCCACCTCATAGCGTGTCACTTGGCGAAGGAGATACTGGAGCGACTCGGACGAGAAATGAGTGCGCTCCTCATCGGTGAGATACACATACGTCATCTGAATCTGAGCCTGGAGGGGCCAGGTGTTGAGGAGCGGGACAGGGGTTCCAATGTCGGTGAGAAACTGATTGATGGTGATATCCGACGTATCCGATACCGAGGTATAATACACATTCTGAGGCTGAAGCGGGACCGGCGAGGCATTGTATTGATAACCGGGTGCGACGGAATATCCGTTGAGGTCGAGCACACGATAGAGCTCACGAATCGGACGCAACGTGAGACGAATCTCACACTCGTGGAATTGAAGGGCCAAAAGTGGCAAGGCTTCAAAGGTGGATTCGGAAAACCAGAAGGGGAGGGGAACCTGGATACGACGCCCCTGAATGGAGGGACGATTGACGTTGGGAGGAGAGGCAGTGGGTCCCTCGGGACCATTGTTGTTATAGACTAACGGGTATCCGATTCCTGTGCTACCGCCTCCATACGTTCCATTCGCAGGGTCATAGAGGTCCGGAACATTTCCGACGAGGCGCTCCCATTTTTGATAGGAGAAGGTGTCCAAATCACACTGCGCTTTCGCAATCAAATACGCTCCATCAAACTCCTGGATACGCTGGCCACCAATGTAACATCCCACACTCTGAATCAGATGACATCCAATGTAGTTCACCCACGCAAAGTTGTATTGTGCGGTTCTTGTGCCATACGATACCGTCGCAGGGAGAGGAATGTACTTACAATAAATATCGGGGAGTTGAAAGGTGAAATACATGTCCCGCACCAAGTCCGCCACACGTTGAATCTTACAACGAATCTGGATGGGCTGGTCATAAGACAAGTCTTGAGGACCATCGAGGGCAAAGGAGACGGATTCCTCCGCAAAATGCGAATACTTTTTATAGGTTTTATAAAAATATGTGAAATCGGGGTTACCACTCAGTAACACATTTTGTGCTCCGTACGCAACGAGCGCAAAGAGACCTCCGCCTGGCATTGCTAGTGTGATGGTAGTAAATATCTGGACGCTTTACATTGCGGACTGCGACTGGGAACGGGAGTTCGATGGACGTACATTGCGGAGAGCGAACGGGAGTTCGATGGACGTACATTGCGGACTGCGACTGGGAACGGGAGTTTGCTCGACGTACATTGCGATGGGGTGCGATGGGGTGCGATGGGGTGCGATGGGGTGCGACTGCTTAGGCCGCCGTCTGTGTCCACCAGTTATCCGCCAAATAGGGTGGGATGTCGTTCATCATGTCTCCATCCATCGTGGTGGAAGGACCCTCGTTCATCAATTGATGGATTTCCGAATAGGCCAGAGCATAGTTAAAATACGTCAGACGACTCAACATTCCCTTCATCGCCCCCACAATTTCCATATCTGTATCCCCCAACGAGGGGATGGTAGCCTTTCGCAGGGTGAAGGAACGCTGGCTAAAGCAATGAATGTCCTGGTAGTTCTGATACGGGGCAAAACCATCAAAGGACATCTTCCGAGACAGATTGCCGTTGACATAGACCTCGAGTGCCTTGTTCTTACAGAGAATGACCATATGAACCCATTTGTTGACAGGAACATTCTGGACATCCGCGTACTGATTCCATCCCTTGAAGGTGTTCATGTACACACGGAGGGTATTGGTGTGAGCATGCATGAAGACACCAGGGGCCATCAAGGGGAATGGATTCGCATAACCCTTATGAAACAAGTGGAGGAGTCCCGCGTGCTCACGGAAGGTAGAGGGATGGACGTACAAGTAAAATGAATAACTGAACTCAATACCCGTGCGCTCATTGTCGGATAAGGAAATGGGCTTGGAACGTCTCACATTCGGATTCTGGGCAATCGTAATGGCTTTATTGTCCGTAATGTAGGTGTAGGGGAGAAGTTCTGTGCGATTCATGTTCAGACGATTAAAGTACATATAAATGACTTCTATCGTAAACAAAAGGATGTAGATGCCGAGTACGAAACCGATGCCATAAAGGACTTGGTCGGTCATGGTCGGAGAAGCATTCGTTGTGGATGCGGTGTTGTTTCCAGAACGATTGTTAAAGAGGTACTCTGACATCGAATGGTATTCCTATTTATCGGATGATAGTATTTATTTTGAGTCCACTGATACATTCACACTGAACTTGAAGATGGAACGGAGCCAATCACTGAAGGAGGTAATGGGCTCAGGACCGGCTGCGTAGGCCTGATAGACCTGCTCAGGGTTCAGGGCAGAATCATACATCGTCGTGGTGGACAGATGGCCTCCGAAGCCACCATACGGGAGTAGCGTGACAGCATAGCCACCCGCATCCACCTTATAGAAAGAGGGGAGCACACAGGAACGGGCCAGCTTGCCATCCAGATAGACGTCCACGGACTTTCCATTCACGGCCACTACCAAATGGACCCATCGCTGAAGGTCAATGTCGGGCAAATCACATAACGGAGAGGCGTCTTCCAATAATCCGGAGGCTGCCTGCGTGTCAAATACGGTCTGGAGCATTTGGTTCGGAAGTGCATCGTTCTGAGGTTGGGTGGTGGTGTTCATGGCAGCAGAGGAGTCCTTGGTATGAAGACGGACGGACAATTTCGGGCGATGGGCACCCAAGTAAATGCGGAGGGTGTCAAATCCGCCCATTTGGGGGCTTCCCAGACGTAAAATGGCCTTGTTGTATCCCTTGCGATACGACCAGTTGGAAACATAGAACCATGTAGAGACAGAGAATTCACCGCCTTCGTAAATGTTCGGGAGCTTGTCCTTCGCAATCACAATCGGCTGAGTGGGCTCCACTTTGGCTTCCTGGTCCTTGGTAATCAATGGATAGGCATTGGACGTGCTCGGTCCATACAGGTATTGATAGAGATAGTAAATACTCATGAGACCCACGAAAAAGAGAATCACAGGGATTGCTCGTGACACCGGCGATGATTGATTGATGTTCTCCATCTTCCTGTTAGAGTACGGGATATTACTAGGGAGACGCAAGCGTCGTGCGCTCCGAACGGAGCGCCTTGCCCCCTCTCCTGATGAGCTTTTCGGCCTTTCTCCCTCTACGGAAGGTTGTCTGCCTGTCTGCCTGCCTGTCTATTTCTGTGGTTAGTAACGGATGATTACTAAAGACCGGTTACTAAAGGTTGCCTGCCTCTACCGAAGGCTGCTACCGAAGGCCGCTACGCTTAGGCGTAAGGAGATTTCCAGCGATAAAGGGACTGAGGGGGCGGACGAGTGACCGCATGACAGGGCATACCAGGCAGGCAGACCGCCGTAATGGGCGAAAGCAGGTCCTTGAAGTTGGTCGGAGGACGAAACGGGTTCCATTTGGCTTCCAATACATTTCCATTGCTATCCACATGGGTCAAACGTTCCTGTTCCACCTCCTCGGGGGTTAGACGACGCCGATTGGTTTTAATGTGAATCACCGTACCCTCTAGGCCTTTGTTTCCCACGGTCATGGGACCTGAGATGACTTCCGGGTAGTGCGCCAAACGATGGGATGCGACCATTTGATTGTCATACAATACATCAAAACGACGTCCTTCTCGGAGAATCGTTAGAAACACCCACTTTTGTTTCGGAATCGGAGGGAGGGGTACAATCTCCTCACGAGATGCCCCGTTGCTCTTGGTCTTAATGCGAAGACGAGCCCCGTGCTCTTCTTTCTCTTTCGGGGAGGGGGCAATCTCCACGTACCAATTATGGTCCACATACAGAAGGGGAACGAATTGGTCCGCTGTGACATATCGTAGGGTGCGGTCCCCTGGACGAAGATAGAAGAATCCCATCACCGTAGAACCCGCCGATCGCAGGAGGTCATCCAGAACACGGTCAGGCATCATCACGTTCTTTTTCTGCGACAAGGGGAGCATCGTATCCGCCAGGTCCTCATTCTTTTGACTCGGATAGATACGATAGACAATGATGTATAATGTAATCAGAACCACAACGACTAAAAAGACGGTGCTTATCATTTGAATATCCCTACCTATCTTTTTGATTAAAGGTCGTTCCCACAGGAAGACGAAGAAGACATTTGTCCGAGTTTCATTTCTTCTGCGGTAGGAAGGGGTGGGGTAGAATCACGAATTTCAGGAGTCGTTATCATACGAGACCACAACTTCATATTCATGAGCTTGGCCAGGTTGGCGTCCGTTCCCGTGGCAGGAAAGAGGTCTCCTTTCTGGTCCTTGAGAGGGGCCGTAAAGGTTCTGGTTTTCACGAGGCGACCGTTGAAATAGACCTCCATGGCATTGTTCATGACCACGATGGTGAGTCGGAAGGGTTGCTGAACAGGGACGTTCTTCACAATGATTTGCTGAGAAGCATTGTTCCTGTCCAGCACGGATACAATCATATCATTTACTGTGGAATCGAGGGCAACGGCGAGATTGTAACTTCCCAGGAGGGACAGGAGCGTGGTACCGGTGGGGGTGGCAGGTCGTTCCCCTCCGCGGTGAAAGAGGATACGAGGCCGATTGGAAAAGGTGAGGGGGTCTTGGATACCAATATCCACTTGAAGGGTATAGTCGCTGAACTGGTTCCGAATGGGCAGGGCAGAGGCAGGCAGGACAACCGTATCCCCCTTTTTCCAAAACCAGCTGGCATCATCCGTTCCAGGCATGGGAATCCATCCGGGCGAACCTGGTTTCCAGCGAAAGACAGGCTTGATGAAGAAATGAACGAGTAATAACAGGACAAACAGGACAATGAGCACCGAGAAGAGATAGGTGGCGATGCGCTTGGCGGAATCCATCCACCCCCCTCCTGCGCCGAGATTCATTCCCATTCCCGATGGCATCCATCCTGATGTGCCTGCCGAGCCCGTGGTGCGTGAGGTATTGGATCCAAACCATCCTGTTGTGCCCTTGGTGGCATTTGAGCCGGTTGCGGTGGTCGTCGCCGATTGATTCCCAATCCCAAAGAGATAGGGCTTAACGTTAATAAGAGAAGCCATCCTGCGATATCTGATAAGTAAAACGTTAATCTTTTAATGAATAGACCATATACATGGTTCCACCGACTACCGATAACAGAACGGCACCCGTGAGAAATCCTTTGACAAACGAGCGATAATCCACTTCGTGGAGGTCTTCTCTCGTCCAAATGGGGGAGCGATTGGTTCGGCCGAGTCGTTCATAGTGGAGGAGCACTTCTTCCATCGTCCATTCCTTTTTATGGAGGGACCGATTGACCTTATTGTGAATCATCACCGTCCAGCGTATCAAATCCGTACGTGAATCCAGAAAGGGGGTCAGGGGGTTCTCTGCCAAATGTTCCTTGTAGTGTTCTCGGCAGACGGAGCACGGTAAGAGAAACGCAAGGGATTCATAGAACTCTTTCGCACATTTCTTGTCCGTATAGCTGGGCGTCTTTGGATATCCAAGGGCGACAATATGAATCGTATGCCAAAAGAAAGGTCCCCAAACGGTGGGTGGGAGTCTCATTCTATTTCATTTGTGCGGTTTCTATTTCCTTAGGGGGACACAAGCGTCCCCCTGTACCCCCTCTCTGGTTGTGCCCTAGGGGGACCTCATGCACGCAGTGCGTGGGCAAGATGCTCCCTCTGGGAGCATACGACGCGAGCCTCTCTAAAGAGTCCGCATCCTGCGGATGCTTTACCCCCT